TTACTGCCACCTGTTGTGATATATCTACCTGCATACATACCTAGCAGTGTGTTATGACTACCAGTAGTTATTTCTTGACCTGTGTAAGTACCAAAGACAGCGTTATAACTTCCTGTAGTGCAATCATTTAAAGAGTTTTTACCAAAAGCTACGTTACGATCTCCAGTCGTAACATTTTGCATGGCAAAAGCTCCAACAGCAGTTGATCCACTATTTGCAGCAGCATAGTTATAGTCCTTCATAGCACGATGACCAATAGCTACGAAGTATCTAAAGTCGTTTGTAGTTTGAGATGTAAGAGCTTCACTACCTATTGCTACGTTACCTTGGTTTTCATTACCAGTAGGTAGACCAAAAAGAGCTTCCTTACCAATAGCTATATTTTCACCACCATCTACTACGTTATATAAAGCGTGATAACCAAGAGCTATATTGTCTGATGCAGTAGTTATATTTCTTCCTGCATCTTTTCCTAAACCAATATTATTACTTCCTGTTGTAACTGCTCTTAAAGCATCCATGCCTAAACCACTATTATTACTTCCTGTTGTAATACTTAATAATGAGTCAGCTCCAATGGAATTATTATTATTACCACTCGTTAATGAATAACAAGCATGATTACCAATTCCTATATTGTAATTACCAGTAACAGTAGCTCCTCCTCCTGCATCTTTACCTAAAAATACGCTATATCCACCGCTAGTTAAACTTTGTGCTGTTCCTTTTCCAATCGCAACATTATATGTACCTGTACATGCTTTGAGAGCTGAATGACCTACAGCTGTATTATTAGTACCAGTACCATTTCTAAAAGCATCAGCACCGAAAGCAGAATTATCTCCTGAAGTTGTTACTGTATTTCCGCATAAACTTCCTACAAAAGTATTTCCATTTCCAGAAGTATTTGCTTTTCCAGCTCCATAACCAACAGCAACATTATCACCATTTGTTGCATTTTTTAAAGCTTCAAATCCAACAGCTACAGCATTGCTGGCAGTTCCATTTTGCAGAGCTTCAGCACCAATAGCTGTACTGTAATTTGCAGTAGTAGCTGTCTTAAAAGCATTAACACCTATCGCTGTATTGCGTTGACCTGTAGTAATGGCATATCCCGCCCATTTACCAAATACTGAATTTTGTAAGCCTGTCGTATTCGCTGCTAAAGATAAGTAACCAACAGCAGTATTATCATTACCTGTCGTAATTGAATCACCAGAGTTACCACCTACAACTACGTTAGCTTCTGCTGTAGTAGCGACTTTAAAAGCATCTCTACCAATAGCTGTATTATGACTTCCAGTAGTTACAGCTTCAGCAACTTTTGCTCCTATAAAGGTGTTATTAGTACCAGTCGTAACGCTTTTACCAGCCTCGCATCCAAAGAAAGTATTTTCATCTTCACCACTAGCTAAAGCATTACCTGCCTGATAACCTGCGGCTGTAGTGCATCCAGTATTAGAAAGAGATCCACTAGCATAAAAATTGACATATTTTTCACCTGTACCAGCGGCAGCAACAGCTTCCCAACCTGCATCACCGTTTGCATCAACAGTTAAAACGTAGTCGTTTGTAGCTGTACTATCTTTAATACTAAAGTTAAGTCCTGGAATTCTAAACTTAGTTATATTTGTATCGCCTAGTGTTATCTCATTGCTTGTACTATTTGAACTGGGTTCTGTGTCATAACCAATAACAATATTATTATCACCTGTTGTTATATCTCCATTAGCAGCATTGTGACCTATACATACATTCTTATCACCTGTTGTAATTGCTTTACCTGCGTTTACACCAAATAAAGAATTACTAATACCTGTTGTGATTACTGTTCCAGCATCAAATCCAAAGATTGAGTTATAACCTCCAGTAGTTATTGCATCTCCAGCAGTTGTTCCAACAATTGTATTTTCTGGACCAGTTGTTATATTTAGACCTGCATTTTTACCAACTGCTACAAGACCAGTAGCTGTAGTACAAGCTTTTAAAGCTTGATAACCAATAGCTACTGAATTATCACTTGTTACGTTTCTTAAAGCATAATATCCAACAGCACAGTTGTTTGAACCTGTTGCCAGTTGCAGTGTAAAAGTTCCAAACCCACTGTTATATCCTCCAGTTCCAGATGCACTTAAAACTTTTGAACCGTACAAAGTATTATGATTGCCAGTATTACTTTTACCAACCTCATACCCCATACTTGTCATATGGGTTGTATTTGTATTGCTAGACGAGGCATCGTAACCAATAATTGTATTACTTGCACTTCCTCCAATTAAATTTCCCCCTGCTTGAGAGTCTCCTATTACTATATTCAATGCAGTTGAATCATATTCAAATGATAAACCTCCACCAACAACAGCCCAACTGTTATCACCTCTTAAAAAAGTTGATGAGGAAGCCGTACCAGAACCTAATCTTGCTGTTCCTACAGTTCCAGTTAATTCAGCTGCTGGAAGCGAAGTAAGTAAAGCACCACTTCCTACAAAAGATGTTGCATTAGAAGTTGTAACTGTAGTAGTCGTAGCAGTTAATGCTGTGACATCTACAGTAACTGGAAGTCGATCATTAGAAAGAGTTCCAGAATTTAGGTTAGATGCTGATCCTGCTGTAAAACCACCTGAAGTTCCTGTTGTATTCTGATTTAATGTAGGAACTCTAGCTGCTGCAATTGTTCCAGATGAAATATTACTTGCATTTAATGCAGTTAAATTAACTCCACTAGCTGCTGGAAGTGTTGCTGGAAATCTTGCATCTGGTACTGTTCCAGAAGTTAAATTACTAGCATTTAAAGCTGTTAAATCTATTGTTTGCCAGCTATTATCTCCTCTTAAAAAAGTAGAACTAGAAGCTGTTCCAGAACCAAGTCTTGCAGTAGCTACTGTTCCCGATCCTAAATTAGATGCATTTAATGCAGTTAAAGTTGATCCATCTCCAATAAATGTTTTACCACTAGCAAGTTTTATATGTTCAGAAGAAGTCCATGCATCTGTTGAATCAACCCAATTAAATGTCTTATCTGTAGCACCTTTTAAAGTTAAACCACCACCATCTGCTGTTGCATCACTGGGAGAAGATACGACTCCCATTTCTATATTTTTATCTTTTACTGAAAGTGTTTGAGAATCTATTGTTGTTGTAGTTCCATTAACTGTTAAATCTCCACCTACTACAACATTATTAACTACAGATAAAGTACTTAAACTATTAATAACAGGAGCTGTTAATGTTTTATTTGTTAAAGTTTGTGTATCTGTTAAACCAACTAAAGCACTAGAAGGAGCAGTAAAACTTGTTCCCCAAGCTGAACCTGTACTTAATGGAATACCTGCACCTGGATAAATAGTTTCAGCATCAGCTGCCCAGATTAAATTTCCATTTGAATCTAGTTCTAAAACTTGTCCTTCACTACCTCCACCTGCACTTAATTTAACTGCAGTTACAGCTTGATTATTAATATCAGATGTTTCTACAGGAGTAGAATATCTTGGTGCTTGCGTTCCTATGTATCCCATGATTTAAATAGAAGTGTCTTGAGGGTTAAGCATATAAGAAACAGTTATATCTATTGCACTTGCAGCTGTTGCATAAGCTTTTATCCAATCTCCTGGTTCAACAATCATTTTATTTCCTGTCATAAATTCCAAAGAAGATTGACTAGGAATAATTCCTGAAGTTATTAATGAACCAACAACTTCACTTCCTGTTCCACCTGCTTTAATTAGTTGAACAGTTACATGTTGTGAGTTTGCATTTTTATTAGAAGCTAAAATACTAAGAACAACGCCGTATGTAGAAGCTGGAACACCGCTAGAATTAGTTGATCCTGTAATGATTGCTGTCGGTGAACCAGAAGTATTAGAAATATCTTTTCTGATGACCGAGATAAAACGAGCCATTTATTAATAAAGTCCTATCATGTTATCTACTATTTTACGCTGCCTTATCCAAGAGCAATTCCGAAAATAATAGAAGTATCAGTTGCGTAAGTTTGTGTGGCAACTGTATCTCCACTCATTTTGATTGTTGTACCTGTAATTAAAGTTGTACCTGTAATATTTGTAGCTGTTAAATTTGTAAATTGACCAACAGTTCCTGTTAATGTATTTCCAGAAATTGTTCCTTTACCTTCTATTGTTCCTGTAACCGTTAAATCATCTGTAATAACTACATCATCAGATACATTAAGGTCAACTGCATTAATATTAGTAAAGTTTGCTGTTGTACCTGTAACAGTTGTACCTGTAATGTTTGTAGCTGTTGCGTTTGTAAATAAAGAAGAAGTTCCTGTAACTGTATTTCCAGTAAGAGTTCCAAGTATTGTTGTATCTCCACTTATGGTTACATCATCTGCAACTATAAAATCATCTTCAACAGTAAAATCTTGAGCAGTTACATTAGTGAAATTAGCTGTACTTCCAGTTATTGATAATCCAGAAATTGTAGCTCCTCTTATAGCTGTAAAATTACCTACACTACCAGTAACAGTAAGACCGCTAATAGTTTGTCCACTTATTACTGTACCTTTTATATATGTACCTGTAATTGTTGTACCACTTATTGTTCCTGTTGCTGTTAAATTAGTTTTTACAATTACTGCTTGAAGAGTAGCAGTTCCTGTTGAATTTATAATATTTAAACTAGTTGTTCCTGAAGCTGTTAAATCATCTTGTATAATTACATTTCCACTTACTGTTCCTCCCGTTTTTGGAAGATAATAAACATTTAAATATGCTTTTGTTCCTGATATGGTAAGTTTTTTATTTTTAATCGCAGGGTCAACTTCTGCTGTTTGTACTATGGTAAATAAATCTGCATCAGCTAAAGTTAATCCTGCTATTTCTTGAAGTTCACTAATTCTTCTGTTTGCCACAATTTATACTTATAAGCCTTATACTTTATTATAAATTGCTAATCTTATCTATTTAATTCATTTTGATTTCAATTTTAGGTAAATAATTATTTATAACATTCCATCCAACTTGTACTCCAAATACTAATCCAGTAGAAATAATAAATATTAAAATTAATTCAGCAATAGTAAGATTTCTTCTTACATAAACTATTTTAGGTTCATTTTGATAAGTTCTTTGACTTATAACTTGTTGAATAGCTTGTTCTTTTGCAAGCCGTTTCATTCCTTCTATTTGTTCTAAACTTAATCTGTTTGGTACTTGTTCTGGAATAGGAGGTATTTGATTTGGTGTTGGTTCCTGAGCAGGAGGAATTTGATTTGGTACTTGTGGTTGATTTGAAGGAAATTGAGAATCCATTTAAGCAAAATATTCATAATTAGATTAGCATCTAATAAAGAGAAATGCTCATTATGAAGGTTGGAATTAGAAAAGGTCTTGAAGATATAGCTTGGGAATTAAAAGGAATAAAAAATATTTTATCTTCTATTTGGCATACACGTTATTCTAAAGGAGAAACTGATGTTTTAGATCCTTCAGCTTTTACTGATGAATACATATCGACTGAAGAATGTGCTAAAAGATTACATGTTTCTGATCAAACCTTAAGAAATTGGATGGCATTGGGTCGAAAAACTCCTGATAAAGGTTGGATAGAAGGTATCCATTATGTTAACGCATCTCCAAATCCAACAAGAAAAGCAATCATTAGGATTCCATGGAATTCTTTAGTTCAATCTTTTGCAAAAAATCGCAAAATGGAAAACCAAGATTATAGGAAAAAAGCATCTCCTATGTATAAAACTACAACTATTGGAAAATTAGAATGATGGCTCATCGCTTTAAAAATATAAATATCTCAGAAGTAACGATTAAAAACTATACAGATCTTTTATCTGAATCTTTAATTAAACAAGTTAAAGATTTTATTCCTCCCTATGGTTCTTTTAATGATTCTATTTTAAAAAGATATTTAGAAAATATAAAAAACTATGAAGAAGAAGATGCTAATTCAAATATGACTTTAGCTAATCGTTTAAGAATTGCATTTAAAGATATGACACCTGATACTATCTGTGGAAAATTTCCACAAGCAGAATTGCCTTTAAAAAGAAGACTGCGTTGTGTTGCTGAATATTTGATACGTTCAGGAGAATTCGATAAACTAAGAGATAAAGAAGGAAAACTTGTTAAAAAACGAGGTGTCCTTGGCAAAATGGTTGTTTTATACCAACCTATGCCTAAACTTTTAGACTCATTATCAAAACAAGGATTATTAAAAAAATGAATAGAAGAGAACGTTTATTAGCATCTATTCTTGGACCTGAAGTAGATGAAAAAAAAGCACAAATGTTAGATACCACTATCAAATTTATTTTGGGTGATATGGGTATGCAATATACAAAACTATGGGCTTTAGAAGGTCCAGGTGTAATGGTATTTCAACCAAATATAAAAGATAAATCTATGTTCTATTTAACGTTAGAAGAATTAAATTCAGCTAAAGAAGATGCAGAAAGAAACTCTAATGATGATCTTGTAGAAAGTTTTCGTAGAATTATAGAAGCGGCTCAAAAAATAGATCCTGATTCTAAAGCTGGTTATGTAATTAATGATCAACAAGGAATGCGTTATTTTGAAATTGACTATGATGAAATTACTCCATAATAATGGCTATACATGATGTTAGAAAAAGAAATGAAGATTTAGAATTAATAACTAATTATGATTTAGTTGCTTCAGCACATGCTTTATTAGAAGGAATAGATTTAGATGTTGCTAGTTCTAAAACTGCAAATAAATATGTAGAAGCAACTAATTATTTATGTCCTTCTGATGATGGATTAAATTGTCAACAATGGTATGGAAATGTTTATTTATTTCCACCCAGAGGAGCATATTTCTGGGATAAAAAAAATGATAAATGGAAGATGACAAGAGCTTCCTCTCCTACATTAGTTTCATCACATGCTGTATGGTTTAGAAAATTATATAATTCATGGTTGTCAGGTGATATAAAACAAGGTTTATATTTTACAAATTGTCCTGACATGATTCGTTATGAACAAAAAATATTTGATTTTCCTATTTGTATTTTAAAAACAGCTCCTTTATTAATAAAAAATACTAGTAAAGGTATAACAAAACATAAAACTTGTACTTCTTTTTTAGTTTATTTACCTCCTATTAATAACCCAACACAAATGACTGAAAGATTTATTGAAATTTATTCTGAAAAAGGTCGCATTTTGTGTTGACATTCTTATACTGATAAAACTGACTAGAAAATTATGAGCATTCTTTGTGATTGGGAAATCAAAGCTTTATCTTTAGGTGATAAATTAATTGCTCCTTTTACAGATCATGTAGTTAGAGAAGAAAACGGACGTAAAATACTTAGTTATGGTCTAGGTTCTTATGGTTATGATATACGTTTATCTCCTAAGCAATGTTTGATATTTGGTACACCTTCAAGAGGCGATTGTGACCCAAAGAATTTTAGTTCTGACATATTAAAAGAAACAGAATTAAAAGAAGATGAAAAGGGTACCTATTTTATGATTCCTCCTTATGGCTATGCTTTGTGTGTTGCAGAAGAACGTTTACATTTACCAGAAGATATAACCGTAATTCCAGCGGGTAAATCAAGTTATGCACGTTCAGGAATTCATTGCAATATTACACCTGCAGAAGGAGGTTGGGAAGGATATTTAACTTTACAAATTAATAATGCAACAGGATTATTTAATCGTATTTATGCAAATGAAGGTATCATACAATTATTATTTTTCCGTGGAAAATCTTGTTCAGTTAGTTATAAAGATCGTAAAGGTAAATATCAAAATCAACCTAAAAAAGTTGTATATGCAAAAGTATAATATTCCTATTATTGGATCAATTCCTTATTTAGAACCTTTTAAAGATGCAAGAGAACAAAACAAATCTATAATTAAAAAATTAAATAATATTCCTATAAAAGATTTTTCTTTTATATATGATTTGTTTTTTTTGATAAATAAAATTTATCCAATTAAAATTTTATCAATAACAAGTCCTTTTAGTAATCAAGGTAAATCTTTAATAAATATAATATTAGCAAAAATTTTTTCTTCATTGAATTTAAAAGTATTATTAATTGATGGAGATATAAGAAGAACACATGTACATACTCGTTTAAATATAAAAAATACTTTTGGTTTATGTGAACTTTTAAATGATCAAAATATACCTATAGAAAAAGCAATACATTCAATTAATAATAATTTTAAAATTATTACTGCAGGAATTAGAAAAAACAATTTAGATACAAAAATTTTAAAAAAAGATAATATAAATCTTTTTAATCAAAGACTACATCAATTAAAAAATATAGATCTAATTATTTATGATTTATGTCCCTTATCTAAAGTAGATTTTTATCCTCAATTTTATAAAGAAATAGATCTTTTACTTATGTTAGTACACGAAAATAATTTAACAGATACAAAATTCAATAGAATTATACGAAACAATTTAAAAAGAAATCTTTTTATTCCAGCCTTGATTCTTAATTCTAGAAATTATAAAAAGTACCAAAACCAGATTTAGGTTTATGTGCATATTCAGTGGCTCCAGCACCTGGATCTCCATAATTTCTTCCTCTTAAACTAGGTAATTCAACACCATTTATAACTGCTTTTGTTATAGGTGTTTTTCCATTTAATGTTGGTTCAGCAATTCCTCTTCTTTGTTTATAATCATTAGCTATTTTTACAGCTTTTGTGAATCTAGCAACTTTATCTGGTTTTTCATTTTTTCCTAAATCATCTCTTAGATCAGGATCAACTCTACGTAAGTCTGTATCATAAGCTTTTTCAGGATTTAAATCTGTTACTTCAATCCCTGAAGTACCTGAATCCTTTTGAGGATCGTAAGTTGAATCATAGAATCTTGCCATGATAATATTGTAAAAGAAATACATCAAGAATCGTATAATCCCATGGCTGGATACGCATCTAAAAGTAAGTTCTTAGGTAATTTTATTGATGAACTTGATTGTCCTTCTTTATCAATAGAAGATTTTGGACAACCAATAAGTAATGAAAATAATGATGTTCCTCTCTATGATCAGTATAATCGTGGATTAACTGCATGCGAATCAGGAATGGGAAGAGAAAATCTAACGATAGAAGCAAACAAAAGAGACAAAAGCCAAAGAGTTGGATTGACAGGATATATTCCATCCCTAGAAGATTCTTCCCAATATCTAGGTTCATCTCCAAAATCTCCAAAACTTCTGGTATCACTAGGGAAACCATCAGAAGAGATGTTCAAACAATCTCTAATGAGACGTGGTTTGACCGCATAGACGAGACTTCTCCTAAAATGCGTATGGCTGGTCCAGAAGCAGAAAAAAATGAAGTTACTGATATATATCAAATAACTAAAGAATCTCCCTTAAAATGGGAAAATATTACTAAATTTATTGATAATCAAATGGACGAAAAAGACACTCATTTTCATCAATTTGATAATGTAGATAGACCAATACACTATGCTGCTGGAAGTATTGAATGTATTGATGCTATTGAAGCTCAACTTAGTGCTGAAGAATTTCGTGGTTATTTAAAAGGAAATATTATTAAATATCTATGGAGAGAAAAACACAAAGGAGGAATTGAATCTTTAAAAAAAGCTAAATGGTATTTAAATAAACTATTAGGTTAGATTGCTTGAAAAGGATCTTCCTCATCGTCTTCATCTATTAAATTAAATTGATCAGCTAGTTTTTTTAATTCTATATCTGTAGGAATACTAAAATCTATATTGATATTTTCTTCTGTCATTAAAGATTTAACTGCATGCCATTCCATCAAACGTTGGTAATATAAATTAATTAAAGCACCATATAATTGTTCCCATGTCATCTCTTGGGCGTTCATCTCTGCTTTACGCATAGAGAATTGTAATTCTAAAGGAAGTATAAATTCTCCTTCTTTTGTGGGATGAGACATTTTATCTTTCATTATTTGTTTTATTCTAAATCAAAATCTTAAAGTTACTGATGAAAAATCATCTTCAAAATCTATTTCATCGTAATTTATTGAAAAAGAATTATTAAATGTATAATTATTTACAAAATCACTAAGTATATAAGGATTGATTTTTTCTTCTAATTTATTTATTGCATTGATTTGATCCATATTTCCATTAAAATTGCTAAAACAATTTAACAAAAGATGATTACTTTTCCATTCATTTTTATTAAGCTCAGTTAAAAATAATTTAATTTCTTCTTTTCTTCGATCTAATAATCCTCCTATAACTTTATAATCTTCATCAAAAATCCATCTACTAATTTCGTCGCAAACACCTGAAAAATTTTCATTTTCTATACAATCAATAATTTGACTATATAAAAAAGATTTCCATCCTACTGAATGAATAAAAGAAATTAAAGCTTGTTTCATATATGAATCTAGTCCTAAATTTAATTTAGATAATTCTGTATTTATTATTTCTATTTCAGTAAATAAATATTCTAAAGCTTTTTCTTTTGTACATTTTTGACCTTGTTTAACAGGTGCTCCATCTGGATAATATTGTGTCCCATAACCTATCGTGTATGGACTCTTTCCTGTAGACGGATCTGGATATGCTTTTTCATTAAATCCTTCATATTTTCTGATTAAATTAACAACTAATGATAAATCAGACATAAAAAATCATACTTAATACCTTTAATATACACACTATTTAAATAAATAAGGTTTTAATCCTTATTGAAAAGTTTAGAGAAATTGCCAAAAGTACTTTTAGTCTTTGTTTTTTTATAATCCCAATCATTATCATCATCAACACTTAAATCAAAATAACTACTTCCTTGTTTTTTATTTTCTTCTTCTTCTTCATTATCATCTTCATCATCTTTCATAAATTCACTAATTTGAGTAAAGGAAGCAAATGGGTCATTAAAATCCATATCCATAAATCCACTTAGACCTTCATTCTCTCCAGCTGCTGTTAATAGTTTTTGATCTTCTATATTTAAATCTGGAAAAAAGTCTCCATAAAAATCTTCTTCACTTCCTTGAAATCCTGCATTTTGAAAAGTTTTAAATAAAGCTGTTTTACCTTCTAATTTTTCTGGTTTATAATCTGATTCTCGTTCTATATAAAGAACACCTAATTCTTTTTGAGTTGGTCTTTTACGTTTTTCATTTAAATATTTTATATTTTCTCTAATTTGTTGTGCAGAACCTGTTCTCATAACTTCCATAATCATTTCTTTAAGATCGTCATATGTACCATTCCACTCTTCTGCACTATCTATCTCTCCTCTATCTTCCATTTCATTTAATACTGTTTGCCAACTCTCTGGTACATTTGGATCAACTCCTTCTAATGCATCATCTGCAAATTCTGAAGGTGTAATAAATTGTCCAAAAATTGTTCCTTGTTCTATAGCTTCATCATCTAATTCAGGCAATATATTCTCATATACATGTTTTCTAATTGCACTTGGATTTAAATAATCTTCTGCTGCATCATAACCTTTACTTTGACCTACGATATCAAAATGCATTTTTGCAAAATTATTTTCACCTACTGATAAACCATTTATTCCTACTGTTTGATCATTAACATCTATTCCATATTTATATAATTGTTGTCTCCATGTTCCTAAAGCAGGTAAATTTGGATCTATTAATTCATCAGGAGTAGTTTTTGCTGCTTGTAAATCTTTTTGTATTCTTTCTGATTGTTTTATATAATCTGAAGTTTTTCCAATATTTTCTTCACCTGACGAAGGATTTAAATAAAATTGAGCATCAAAATGTCTATCTGCTTGACCATTATCAATTTCTTCTTTTCTTATAGCTTGCCATTCGTCTGCTTTTAATTTCGCATGTAAATTTAATGCACTTAACATATCCATTGTTTGAAATGGATTTTTTTCTGAATCTCTAACGTCTAAATATTCAACAAATTCATTCATTGATTTTGATTGATCAAATCTTTTTGTTAAATATTCATCGATAAAAGCTCTTCCAAATTCAGCGTCTATTTCATAACTTTCTCTTTCATCTTCTTCTGTTGCAGGATCGTCTTCTCCTTTATAAAAAGTACCTCCTGCTTCATATTTAGTTTTTAATTCTTCGTCATACCATTTTTGCCAATTATGAGTAACATTATTTCTTACACCTGTAATATTTTCCATTGATTGTTCTAATGCATCTCGTGTAGTTTCTCCTCCCATCCAATTTAAGTATCCTCCTTTGTTTAAATCACCTAATAAAGAATTAGATAAACTTTTATTTATATCCATAATTTCTCCATATCCTGCAAAGTTTTTTATTGTTCCTAAAAAACTCTCTTTTTCTTTTGCTTCTTTTATTTCTGAAATTGTTTCTTTTAATACGTTTTGAGTTAAATTTCCAAATTTTTGTATATCTACTCTGGCTTTATCACCTGCTGCTACCATAACAGCATCTTCTAATTCACTAATACCACTATTATATTGAGGATTATTTAGATTATGTAAAAAAGAAATACTTTTATCTTCATCTCTTTCAGATAATCTAAATAAAGCAACAAATTCATCTGGATTTTTTTCGTTTAAATTCCATTCATCACCTAATTCTTTCCAATAATCATCACCTTCATCTGAACTAGCTTTATCATATTCTCCTGCTACATAAGGAATATTTAAAATTTTATCTATAAAACCATCTGCATCTGTAGTAAGTCCTAATTGTCTATCACGTGCAGCTTGTACATCAGCATCTGTAGTGATTTCTTCATATCCTGTTGCTGCTGTTGGATCTGTTGGAGCATAAGCTCTTAAACCTAAATTTTTACCTTGATTTGACCAATGCTGTAAGGCAAAAGTATTAGCGTTAGTATATCTTTCTGTTATATCAATATCATCATTTGCTACTGCATCATTCCACGTATTTTGAGCAGCTGGAGATTGTCCTAAATAATATTCTCCATCAAACGTAGAGCCAGTAGGTCCAGGTATAGGATGAGCTAGATTACTATCCCATTTTCGTAATTTTTCTGTTCGATAAAAACTTTTAAATTGGTCATTAGCACCTATTGCTAATCCATTTATTTGTGCATTGGTAAAACCAGCATTTTGTAAAATTGGTTTGGCTTCATCTATAATTTTATTTCTTTGTTGTAAAAAATCACTTCCTTGTGTTCTGTTAGATATTTGTTTAATTTTGTTATAAGCTTGATTTTTTGCTGCGTTTTTATTATTTAACTCTACATTTGTATCATTAATTCTATTTGTTATAACATTCCATTTTTGATTATATTCATTATCTATACCAACTTTTTGATTTTCTAATTTTTGTGCATCCCAATCTGTTTTCATAGCATTTTCATTTCCCCAAAAGCCATGACCATAACTCTGATCAAAATAATCATTATCAAAAGGTCTACGATCTCCTGTAGCTTCAGATACTAATCTTATTATCTGTCTTGCAGCGGTATAAGACTTAGGGTCTTTACCAAGTGATATCCATCCCCATCTATCGCCATCCCTTGGTATATGATTACTTGGTGAGAACGTGCCTTCCTGATGCCATTCTCCACGGCCTTCTAATTGTGCGTTGTTATACTCATTGTACGATCTATCGTAGGATTGTTGCCATTTAATCCAAAGCTCTTTTTCTTTTTGATTTGTAGGTTTAATTTCTAAAAGAGGAGAATTAGCTATTGTGGCATGATCTTCTTTTTCATTTATAGTATTCCACCTTTTATTATTTGTATCATAAGATAATCCAAAATTACCAAGACTGTCTACATTTCCTTTATGAGTAGATTCTGCATTCTTCCAGGTTTGATATGCTGTTTCTCTAGTTCTTCTATAATCACCAACAGGATCAGCTGGTGTGCCTCCTCCGCCGCCGCCGCCTCCCCACCATCCCATTTGCTTAACCTCCTATTTCTGATTTAAAACTTTCTCGAAGTTTTAATGAAACTTCTTCCATTTTAGCTTGACCTTGTGTTAAGAAAGCTACTAAAGGAGCTATTTCATTAAAACCTTCTTTATAAAAATGTGCATACATTTGTTCTAATTTATTACCATTTAACCATCTATTAGAAGCAATCCATTGATTATATAAAACTAAATGTTGACCAAATAATAAATCATGATTCTCTTTGAAAAATTTATTAGAAGGTAATGAAATAAATAATATTTTATAAGTATTTGTAATATCATCTTTAGTTACGGGATAATCTTCATCATATACATCATCCCAAACTCTTAAAGCAGCACATAATAAATAGATATATTCTTTAGCTGATTCATTATTACCACAACATTCATTAATTAATTCATCTCTTTTTACGTTATCGTTTAAACGTTCTTCTGTTGTTGACATAGTTAATTAATAAGTATTTTAAATATAGCTTTTATTAAGTATCTGACATCCATACTTTTATTTTTTTCAGTCTTTCATTTGTAAAAAAATCTTGTTTAAGATACCAATCTTCCATACAAGAACTTGCTTTGTTTGCATTACAACTTCTACAAGCTGGTAAAAGATTATATCTATAACCAGAACCTGAACTAAACCTTGGAATAATATGATCTAAAGAAGTAGCTGGTGCAGAACAATATCCACATTTATGTTCCCATGCTTCATAAATAGAATCTCTATATCGTTTTTTCGCTAATTTCGGAGTAAGTTCAACAAGTAAAGCAAGAGGTTCATTCTCACAGTTGAACATACTTATATATGCAGTTAATTAATTTTAATTTCACCTAAATCACACAGATAAAATATAGACATAAAAATATTGTTAAGCCTATTGACAAATTATTAAGTTTTAATAGTCTTAACATTAGTTGTTCTTCTTAACAAATGAAAAAAGCAAATGGATGGGTTATTACCCGTCGGGCTTATGAAGCTCTGGGCATTGATAAAGAGACATTATTCAAATATAGAGATGATGGAACTTTAAAGCTTGGTCCACATTATGCTGCTTTTCCTGAAACACGTTCTCGTAGAAGCTTTAGATGGAATATCAATAACATTAAAAAAGCATTAGCTAGTCAAGAAAAACTTGCTATAGCTGGATAATAAAAAACCCCAGTAGTGCAATACTGAGGTTTATTCAACCATCGGACTAGCAATCCAAACAAATCTTACCAGATCATTGGGATAATTTGTCCAGTTGTAATATATGCTCCTAATAAAGCAACAATACCAATCATTGCTAAACGCCCATTAAGTCGTTCGGCTTCTACAATATATCCTTTATAAGTCTTATCTATATACGGTTTTGTTTCTTTTGCAAAAATGTTTTGCTTGCCGTATTCAGTAATTACGTGAGAATTCATTTAAAAAATACCAGGAATAATTTGTCCAGTTGTTGCGTATGCACCGAAAGCCGCAACGATACCAATCATCGCTGCCCAACCGTTAAACTTTTCTGCTTCAGGAGTCATGAGAATAAGAATTTGCTTCTTTATATATTACATTAAGTTTTGTTAAGTACTAGGTAGTTATCCCTACTAACAAAAAAGTAATAAAAAAACCCTTGTTATAGCAAGGGCTTTAATAAAAGTTTTAATTTAAAAACTTAGAAAGAATACTTAGCTCCTATTTTTGTTCCATAGTTATTATCTGCATCTTCAATAGAAATACCAGAAAACTCACCATAGATACCAAGTTTTTCAGATACATTAAAAGTACCTCCAATCTTGCCAGATATACTTGAATTTGTACCATCTACATCAGCTACTGCTGTAAAAGCAGGACCACCTTGAATGTAGTAATCAACTTTACTAATAGAACCTTCATAACCAACATGTAGATCTATAGTTCTACCTGTGTAGTCAGAACCTGTATATCCATCGTTTGATTCAGCATTTATATAAACACCAGCAAAAGCAGAAGGAACCGCAAGAGCACTTGCAGCAGCTACACTAAGAAATGATTTAATCATTTTAATTAATTACTTGTTAAATTTGAATCTAGCATTAAATCCATAGATATAAATACTTAATGAGACAGTTTCTTAATTATCATCCTTATCATTATCAATAATAAATTTAATAATTAATACTAATAAAAATCCTGTTAAATATGACCATGCAAAAACATAAGCAAACTCACTCATTGTCCTATAAGACTAGGAATTATATTTACATCTAATCCAAGGAAAGGAGGTATTTTACCAAGAACTCGGAATAAACCGTCAACAAACGCAGCTAAACAAAAGAAACCAAGAATTGCACTAATGACTGTTGCAGTCTTGTTATGTTTATCTATTGCAATTTCAATAGATCTATCAATTAGTCTTTTAACGTCTTCTTTATCCATATCTAAATTGTATTTATATTTATTGTATTAAAAGATGCTCAAAAAAAAAGCCTCCCGTTAAGAGAGGCTTATCAAATTATGTAGGATATTTAACCTACAGCTGGAGCAATTAAAGCAACAGGAGTTGATTCAGAACTTGCTAAATCAAGTGGGAAGTTGTGAGCATTACGCTCGTGCATTACTTCCATGCCAAGGTTTGCTCTATTAAGAACATCTCCCCATGTTGGTACCACTTTACCTGAACTATCAACTACAGATTGGTTAAAGTTAAAACCATTCAAGTTGAAGGCCATGGTGCATATACCCATTGAGGTAAGCCAGATGCAAATAACAGGCCAAGAAGCAAGAAAGAAATGTAAACTACGAGAGTTGTTAAAGGAGGCGTATTGGAAGATAAGACGTCCGAAGTAGCCATGGGCTGCGACGATGTTATAGGTCTCTTCTTCTTGTCCGAATTTGTATCCATAGTTCTGTGATTCTAATCCTGTAGTTTCACGAATAAGTGAAGATGTAACCAGTGAACCATGCATAGCACTAAACAAAGCACCGCCAAACATACCCGCCACACCTGCCATGTGGAATGGATGCATGAGGATATTATGTTCCGCCTGAAAGACAAACATAAAGTTGAACGTGCCTGAAATGCCAAGAGGCATACCGTCACTGAATGATCCTTGTCCGAAAGGATAGACGAGGAATACAGCAAAAGCGGCTGATACTGGTGCGGAATAAGCAACACAGATCCAGGGTCTCATCCCTAGTCGATAACTAAGTTCCCATTGTCGTCCCATGTAAGCTGAGATACCGATGAGAAAGTGGAATACAACGAGTTGATATGGTCCTCCGTTATACAACCACTCGTCGAGGGTTGCAGCTTCCCAGATTGGGTAGAAGTGAAGACCGATTGCGTTTGAGGACGGTACGACTGCTCCTGATATGATGTTGTTTCCGTACAGGAATGATCCTGCAACTGGTTCTCTAATTCCATCTATATCTACAGGTGGTGCCGCAATAAATGCGATTATGAAACATGTAGCTGCTGTTAGTAAGCAAGGGATCATTAATACACCAAACCAACCCACATAAATGCGGTTATTGGTAGATGTAACCCACTCACAAAACTCAGGCCAGCCAGTCAAGGAATTTTTTTCCCTGACTTCTATAGCAGTAGCCATTTTAATAATATAAGGACGTTTGTTAGCCTTTCAACAAAAGGCTTAACATAACTATACAATTAATAACTTTATTCTGCAGGTTTCACTCCATTTGCAAAACCCGACCATGCTAATCCTATTGCACTAATTGTAGAAGTTTCTCCTGCTGTATAAGGTAAATGAACTACATCACCTGCATGATATGTAGCTGGTTCTCCATTGTAATGAATTTTACTTTCTCCTAAATATCTTATTTTACGTTGTGTATCAGAATAAACAAAATTACTATCAACAATATCTCCGAATTCAGGATTACTCATAAGCCTGGAGTTCCACCTTGAGAAGGAACATATGCACGACCATCTTTATCATACATAGTGAAATTCTGTAACAACACAAAGCTAGAAGGAATATTAAATAACTTTTGCATCATCTGAATCATAATTGGTGATTGACAATTAAAAGGAGGAATATCCATATAAGCCAACCCATATCTATTGATATTAATGGCTGCATTTTGTTGATCTTCTTCTACTTTTTTTACTAAATCCTGTTCCCATTTAGTAATATCACGTATTTCTACTGGAATATCAGATGGTTCAGGAGGAAACACACCTTCTTCATATTTCATTGAATAGATATGTTTGCAATATCTAAATTCATCTAAAGTTGGACTCCATCTATCTGTTAAAGATGTAATTACATTATCTTTTGCTTTGTAGTCTTCAAAGTCAGGTAAACCTTCAGATCTTGCACCTGGAAGAGAAGGATCAGCTCCACTTCTTAGATATACACCACCAAAATCACTAAACACACCTGGGTTATCTCTAGTGGCTCCTATCTTTGTACTACTTGTCGCAGCAGTAGTTGGTGGTATTTCATATTCAAGAGTAGGTGCAACAATTTCTAATTGCCTGTTTGTTAACGCATTAGTCATTGCTTGGTTAGCAACTTTACCTGCTTCCGTCATAACTTCATAACGTCCAGGTTTTAATGTCGCTACGCTTGTTCTAGGAAATTGTGGACCTGACCTTTTACCCAACAGTGTTGAGGTATAAGCGTATTGACGACGAGTAAAATCCTGACAAGTACAGTAATAACGAGTACCTGTCATAAAATATCTACCGACATTAGGAGGTCTGGTCGCTGGAGTAACTAATACTTGGTCTGGAGTAGCTTCAACTGATCCACGTTTTCTTAGAGTTAATAAACCTGTATTTTGGTTTACATCAGCTAATACAGCTTGCACATATCCATATCTAGTTTGTGTATTTGGATTAATCGTACTTCTAGTTATAGGAACTCCTTGAGGTTCAATAATACGATCTTCAATTACTTCTCCATTTGTAGGTTTAATACCAGCTGTACCAGCAATTGGTATAAACAAAGGAGCTGGTAATTGATTACTAGCATTCCATGTTCCAGCTAATTGTACATACCAAAATTCATCATCTTCAGTTACAGAAGAGATAGATGCAGGAACATTACTATTATCTAAAACATTATCAAAACGAAGACTTCCTGCTACACGAACACCTGCCCAATGAACTCCTAATTCTTTATTCTGTGTTGGAAATCCTCTAAATACTCCAGGTATAGCTGGTGCATTGCCAGAGGCTCCTGGAACGCCTGTAGGAAGAGGTATTTTATATGTAAAGGGATAATCAAAGGAATTATGATATAAAGACGCTGTAGCTAATTCAAAGCCTCTTCTCCATCTTGCCCAACATGATTCTCTATTAATTGTATATAAGGATTCAGGACTACTTCCTCCAAATTCATTTTTAATAGGTTTAAATTTATAATTATTATTTTTTGACTTTTGATCAAAAGCTGAAAAAGATCCAAATGAATTCATTTACCATTTAACCTTATGTGACCAATATCTAGCTGACATTTTGTCAGGACTAGAATCTTGAGCATTATGTCTTGCATAATAAGATTTTTTTCTAGCTTTGTCTTTTGCAGTTTTTGGATTTTTACCTGCACCTTTTACACCTTGTTGACCAAATCTAATTATTTTTTCTTTACCATCTGAACATGCTTTAACTACATGTGATTTTGTTTTGTGACCAGAAGTTCTCTTTGGCTTATTGCAAGCCATTTTATCTTTATGGAGTTTGGCGGCTCTTACCGCTTTTTTAGCTTTAGAAGAATCCACCTTGAGCACTCACGTTTGCACCTGCTGCATAACCAGCATTGTTGTTACCTTCTGCGTAAACACCTACATAAATACGATCTCCACGCTCTAAATAAACACCTCTATTTCTTATAGGTAATCCAGCTCTAGTGTCTCCTGTTGAAGATGCATAAGCAGAATGCACTCCTGGAGTAGCTAAATGAGGCATGACATCTGCACAATCACATACTCTAGTTTCAGCTGGTACTGTTTTAGCAAATAAAATATTGTAATCACCAGAAGCAGGAATAGGTGTTGTTGTTCCACGAGTTTGATAAAACACAAAAGTTACTTCGGGTTGTTTTCCATAAGTAAGACCTAAATCTGTATAACCAGTTGTTGTAGCTGTATTAGTAAAATCAAAAGCACTGATTAAACCTGTTACAGGAGTTGATCCAATAAATTTGTAATACTTATTACCTGCATTCTTAACTGCTGTAACTGCTGATTGTTGAGAATCTTTAGCATAAATAATTTGTCCACTTACAAAACTTGCCGCAGTTCCTGATGTTGTTGAATCTAAAACGTAATCATTTCCACGATAAAAATCATTTCTAGTAATTTGTATTGCATCAACAACCCCTCCATTATTATTATCTTCACTTAAAGAAGCATCCATATCAACAAGAATTGATGGAGCTTGACCACCTTGAACAAATAAAGTATTTGTAGATTCTTGACCAACAGTTTGAGTTGTTATTCTTACCGAATCAAACAGAGGTCTATCAACTAAAAGAGGTTGTTTATTAGTAGAAGTTGATGACACTTTTATTCACATTAATTTTCTTTAATTATACTGCTAATTATTTATTTATCTTTTTTTAAATTTTTTTTCTGCGTCTTTACCTTCTTTAAGAATATGTTTTTCTTCGCCTATTTCATTTTTTGTTAATTGATCTTTTAATATATTTCCCCATTGTCCTTGTCCAGCTAATTGTATTAAAGGCATTATGCAACTCCAAATTTTTGTTGTACTTCTATAAAACCAGGAGAATATTTATTTAATATGTCACTAAATAAAAAACTTGGATCTTTTTGTAATCGCATAAAATCTTCAAAATTAAATTTACGATTTTGTGCTCCTTTAAATAAATTTGAATAACCTTTATCCATTGCCCAATTCATTTTTTATCTCCATGATTCTGATAAAACTATACGAGAACCTACAGCTGTATCCGCAGGTCCTGGTAATGCTTCGATAAATTCTGCTCCAGATCTATCGTATCTATATCTTGCTTGTTCAGGATCTTTAAAATTAGGTACATACAAGATACCAGCAAGCCTATTTGTTTCATAAAGATAAATATCATCCCATACTTTTAATGCTTCCTGTGCATTACTTGATTTAATTGTTCTATCAACGTCACCAGCAATACTTTCCAATCTTGTTGATGGAGAAGTTGCTACTTCAGTTTTCTTTTCAGCGGTATCACAACGTCCAATTTGAACAGTTATTTTGTCATAAAAATAAGAATCTGGAATTGTATTCATGCCTTCTTCTAATCGGGCATAATCACCAGCTGGAACAGAAACAGTAAAATACCCTAAATGGTATCTAACCCTACTTTTATCAAAGTCAGATAGTTGCACTTATCATCTCGCTAAACTTATCTTTTATTTTAAATCTAATAACTTTTCTTTGTACTTTTTTTTGTAGGACTTTTTTTAGCTGTTGTTTTTTTAGTCGTCTTCTTTGCAGGTCTTCCAACTTTTGATCCGTAGGTTCCAGGTCCTGAAGGCATGTTAAATAATATCTCTATAGAAACTATACTCTAATTAAATCTGCAGCAAAAACAGAATCCCAATCAACTCTTTTTATTTGTCTTAATTGTTCAAGATTTGCAAATTTCTCACCTGATAATGACATTTGAATATCTTTAATTTCACGAGCAGTTTTAAGACCAATTCCTTTTATATGATCAGCAATCATTTGTGCTGTTGCTCCATTTACATTTAATCTTGTTTCTGGAGGAAAATCACGAGGTTCTTCTTTAGCAGCTTTATCTTTAATTTGTAATGTTTTTACTTTTTTTGTTGCTGCTGAATCTTCTTCTAGTTCATGTTTGTAAACATAAAAAGTGCGACTGTCCTGGTCTTCAACCATAAAACAGTCGCCGTTGTCTAATTCACTTATTACTTTTACTCTTGCACCCGTTTTTTTATGTTTAAAAAGAGTAGTCATTAGGACCAGAATGTTACTTTCTGATCCTAGTTTAACTCAAAAATTAAGAAACAGTACGGTTATCTAAGTACTGTTCAATATCTGCATAACCAGGAGCATCGTCTGCTTGTATGTAACATACTTCAACAACGATGTATCCTTTGTTTCCAGCATCTACGTCTGCATCTGATAGATATACTCCATCAGCAACAGATGTACCTGTAGCACCATCCTTGGTAAATACTTTCCAAGTTGTGTCTGCAGCTACTTGATAATGAGATGTTGAATCATTCAACGCACCACCAGCAGCTGTACCACTTGCAAAGTAAATAGGTAGAGTACTGGTTGCACCAGTTCCACCTGCAAAGAAGATAGCGTTAGCACCACCATCAGTAGTTCCATCTACTGTTGATGCAATGTTTGCTTGAGCACATTCTTCAGCTACAACAGTAGCGTCTGTTGGTGCTCCACCATTACTACGTCCAAATGAGATAACGTTTCCTGTATCTGTATATACACCAGATGCAACACGTCCATCTCCCCAGCCGTCAGCTACAGAAGCAGCAGCACGATAAACATAAGAAGGAGTTCCAGCAGAACCTGCTACAACCATTCCTGTGATATCTGTACGTGTGTCATCATTCCTATAAGGAGAAGGAACAATTACATCAGCTGCATTCCACTTAGCTGCTTTTTTACCAGTGACTTCGGCATAACCACGCTGTTGGAAATACTTCCAACCAGGGACAGCCAACACAGCGGTAGGACCGCCTGATGACTTGTCATTTGTGTCGTCGTCGTTTGTGTCAATATTTTTATACCAACCGTTTAACGGTTCTGCCCAGTTTCCAGGGTAGATCTTTTTAGAAGACAAGTAAGCCATTTATTTCTCCAATGAGTATTTATTTATTAATTAATCTGAGAATTAAGAATCAGCTACGAAACTAAATCCTGTTGTTACAAAGTCCTTATTAAGGATTTCGAAACCAGCATATAACTGCCATATCAAGATAATGAATCTTGAGAAGTCATCATTATTGTTAATGAGAACTTGTGCATTTGGTCCACCGATTCCAACACCAATTGCTTGAGGTCCGAAGAAGTATCCTTGAGCAACTTCTTTAGAAGCATAAGCACCACCACCGTTATAAGAAGCAGTAATGTTCTTAGTTGGGAAGTTTGTAGATTCGAAGAACTTGACACCTTCAAACTGTACACCTGTTGGCATTACAGGCTCACCAGCAAGGAAGTAAGCTTGTCCAGCTTGTGGTCCCTGATAGAAGCTTGAGTTGTTAGGAATCATGGGGTTGCCCATGTACATTCCTTGACCAGGAGCACCTGCATAACGTGCGATTTCTCTGAAGTCAGAGTCACGACGTAAGTGCATCATGAATGTTGGGTCACATATGCAACGATATAAACCGTCTGCATAAGTAGGAACATTACGCTTACGTAAGTCCTTAACGATATTTAAAAGGTCAGTCTTAACAGAGAACTGCTGTTTTGTATTAGTAATCTCTGTAGCACTATATGAGATACGACCATTTGCATCTTTAGTTTTACCATCTGCAAAATAATATCCACCTTGGCTAGTAGAAGCAGCACCATTGGCTTCTGCTTTAGCTAGTTCATCAATGAATACTCTATCTCTCCAACGTCTGTAGTCATCAAGAAGAGTAAGACTACCAATTGACTGATGGAACATGTTAAGGTTCCCTGTGTCAAGAAGCAGACGCTGAGCTGTTACAAGAGTTTCTCTTGCAATCTTGAATGTACTTGACTGTGTAGCATCACCAGGATCTGCAGGACCTGTGTACTCTTTAAGTACTACAAGAACCTTTTCCTTTGTGATGTTACGGCTATTGGCTGTACCAATAGTTTGATCAGCTACACGCTCACGGCTGTCCTTTGTACCAGGAGATCCCCAGAACTTGTAACGATCTAGTTGAACTGTTTGTCCAGGTTGGCGAGTAAAGTCGTGTACCACTACTGGTTCGACTGCCATCTCTGCAATGTATCCAGGATGCGGTCTATAAAGTTCCGCACCTAAGATTTTTGGAAAATCGTTATCAATAAACACTTGTTTTTATTCCTCCAATGTCTGAAGTTTGTAATTATCGGGTGAAAGAGTCAGACATGAGCATGCCTTATCTAACTTTAAATTCTAACAGTCAGTAATTTATTACTTAGTAAGGTTTATTTCTTGTGCTAAATACACAATTAATAGACTCTTAAATTACTAGAACCGTATGCTTCGGGATCAACAATTGTGTTTTGTTGCATCCCTGCAATACCAAGCATATTTCCTATGTTGGCATTACCTCCTCCTATTTGGCCTCCTAAGCCACCTGCGGCTAAACCACCAATTCCTCCTATTGCATAACGTGCTCCTTTGTAATGAGAAGCTTTAGGTGGTCCTGTTTCGGTAAACAAACCATCATATGCAGTATTTGGATTTTCTTGCATGTGTTTTCTAATTTCTCGTCGAGTATCTGGTACATTTTTTCTTAATGTAGGCATCCGAGAACCTAATATTCCTCCTAAAGCTCCTGCTCCCAGAGCTTCTAGGGCCAAGCGACCACTGCCTTCTCTACCCGCTTCTCCAGAAATTATGTTTCCTAAAGTTGCGGCTCCAGCAGCGGCTGCTCCATACCCTAAGCCTGAATACAAAGGACTCTTACCAGCGTCATTTAACCATTTTCCTGCTAAATGGAAACCTTGTCTTTGTACTGGCATATCTTTTTACTCCATTACAAAAAGTTTATTTTGCACTGTGTTAGGAGCTGCTTGGTTTAGAACTTTCCATGCATTCTGTGGGTCTCTTGCCATTTGCTCGTTAAAGTTGCCCCAGAAGTTTTCTGGTTGCTGTGGTGCAGCGGCAGCTGGAGGAGCTGGGAAGTTTTGTCCCACTTGAGCCATAGCATTAGTATTAGCTGTTGGATATCCTTTACTTCCTAGATCTTCTGCATTTTCATAAACAGGATGAGGTCCTTGTGGTCCGAAGAATTTTAAAGTGTAATCACTTAAAACATCTGGATTGGTAAGAATCTCGTTATATGCATTATTTTCTTGATGTTCTTGAACAGCAAATTTTGCATATCCTTGTATAGTATCTGATGCTTGATATCCCCATTCAACGGCACTATCGAGCATTCCTTCTAGATTTACCGCGTACTGATTTAGTATCGCTGGTGCCTCTATCCCGAACGCTTGAATCACTTCCCTTGACTCGTTGCTTAGATCGTAATAATCCGCTATCGCTCCGTCCACTTCCGCGTTCATTACCTGAGCTTCTGGCCCTGATATTGTCGAAGAGGGTTGGGAATAACTGGGCGATGAGATCTGGTTGGCTTGCCAAGTCTGCGGAGCCGATTGAGGCATAGCCTGGGGACTGGGTTGTCCGTAATTCGCCTGGGTATATTGTGGACTCTGAATCTGCGATTGTTGACCCTGGAACGGGGATTGAACTGGCTGACTCAGGACTCCTACTAC